GGATAACTTCCCCCTTCTACCTTTGGAAAGAGAAGTAGATGCAATTATTCGGTTTCGAATTTAAAAGAAAAGTAGAACAAGATATCGCACCATCGTTCGCTCCGAAAGAGCAAGAAGATGGTGCAGTAGTCGTAGCAGCTGGTGCTTCGTTTGGCACTTATGTTGATCTTGATGGTACAGTTCGAACAGAAGCAGAACTTGTAACCAAGTATCGTGAAATGGCTCTTCAACCAGAAATTGATGCTGCTGTGGACGAAATTGTAAATGAATCAATTGCTTTTGATGAAAAAGATCTTGTTGAAATTGACCTCGATAATATCGATACTATGCCAGAATCGATTAAGAAAAAGATTCGTGAAGAATTCGAAAACTGCTTGAACATTCTTGACTTCCGCAGACATGCCTACGAAATCTATCGTCGTTGGTATATTGATGGTCGTCTTTATTATCATGTCATCATTGATGAACAAGATCCAAAAGCTGGTATCAAAGAAGTTCGTTATGTCGACCCACGCAAGATCCGCAAGATCCGCGAAGTTGCTCGTCGTAGAGCAAAGGGTGGCGATTTCGGCGAAGCAGTTATTCCTAAGACACAAAATGAATACTATATCTACAACGATAAAGGATTCAACTATGGCAATAAAGCAGTAGGACCAACAACAACTGGTCTCCGTATTGCCAAAGACGCTATTCTCCATATTACATCGGGTCTTACTGACACACAGGGTACAATGATCCTGTCTTACCTGCATAAAGGTATTAAGGCTCTCAATCAGTTACGCACTCTCGAAGATGCGCTAGTCATCTATCGTCTTGCTCGTGCGCCAGAACGTCGTATTTGGTATATTGACGTTGGTAATCTTCCAAAGATGAAAGCCGAGCAGTATGTTAGAGAGATCATGGTCAAACACAAGAATCGTTTGATCTATGACGCTCAGTCTGGCGAAATTCGAGACGACCGCAAATTTATGACGATGCTTGAAGACTATTGGCTTCCTCGTCGTGAAGGAGGCAAGGGTACGGAGGTTACTACTCTTGCTGGCGGTCAAAACTTATCACAAATGGATGACGTTCTTTATTTCCAAAAGAAACTCTATAGAACATTGAACGTACCACAGGATCGTCTTGATTCTGACACTCCATTCTCGCTTGGTCGTACTACCGAAATTACACGTGACGAAATTAAGTTCAATCGTTTCGTTAATCGTTTGCGTAATCGCTTTGCTACTATGTTTACCAAGATGCTTGAGAAACAGCTCGTACTGAAGCAGATTATGTCTATCGAAGATTTTCAAAACATTGCTGCTGATATTCGTTATGAGTTTGCAAAAGATAACTTCTTCTCCGAACTCAAAGAAGCTGAGATCATTCAGAATCGTGTTCAAGTTGCACAAACAATGCAAGATCTCGTTGGTAAATATTACTCACATGAGTGGCTTCGTAAAAATATCCTTCAGCAGTCTGATGATGACATCGAAGAGATGGATGAACAGATCGCCGAAGAAAAAGATAATCCGCAGTACATGGATCCAATGCTTGCTGGCATGGATCCGAATATGATGGGTGATCCTAATATGAATCCACAAGATGGTGGTATCGGTGCAGAACCTCCGCTGCCAGCGCAAGAACGTAATGTTAAAAAAGAAGATCCAAAAGCAAAATACGATATCCTGAGCCAAAAGAAAAACAGAACTCTCAGCGATGAAGCTGATTTGAAGTCTGCTGCTCAGAAGATCGGAAAGAAATAAATAGGAGAGAATGATGAGTGATTACAACGTAATGGATTTAATTAAGCTTAGTGCAGAACAGAAGCCAATTGATTTTGAACAGGCGTTCCTCAATACGAAGAAGATGCCTCTGAACAAGAGGAAACTGTTGAGGCTGATTCTGACGATTATGAACAAGAAGACACAGAATTAGAGGATCAATCAGATGGCGAAACTGCTTAAGAATATTATCGGCGGCAAAGGCGGCAGCACTAAGAAGGTAAACGATCTTGGTGGTTATAAGCCAAAGGCTGGCGACGAAGAAGATTTTGCAAAGAAGCATGAGATCGAAAAGTTCGACGACCGTAATGGTAACGGCGACGATGTGTTTCAGGCTACTAATGTAAAACACTCGCTGGTTGACCCAGACGAAAAGCGTCATGGTTATGTAAAGCCACAAGACGCTAAGGTTAACGAAGCAGCTTGCAGTATGACCAAAGAAGGCACAATGTGCGAAGTTCATGGCATGGAACAGTGCCCTGGATATTCCGATACTTCTGGTACTGCGATGAAGCTAAACGAAAAGCCAAAGAAAAAGCTTTCAGAAGTTTTAACAAAAAAAACTTCGGCAGGTGAAGTAATTTCTGACTTCCAAAAGTCAGACAATCCAAAGTTCGCTGGTAAGTCCAAAGAAAAACGTAAGCAAATGGCTCTTGGTGCATACTATTCAATGCATCCAGAAAAGTCAAAGAAGGCTAACGAAGAAGTCGATCTTGATGAAGCTGCTATCACTGGCAACGAAGGTCACGGCTATCACGGTAATGTCAAAGCTAAAGACGATGCTGAACGCGCAAAAAAGTATTCAGCTATGCACACCAAGGTAAAGAAACTTGCTGGTTCTGCTGGACATCTTCGCGATGCTCGTCATCCAAACAAGATGGTAAAGCACTTCCTTGATTCGCCACATGGTCGCCACGTTGCTGATGATTCTTCTGATCGTAATATCACTAGCCGTTTTGGTCACTTTAAGAAAAGCTATAAACCAGAACATCACAATAACGAAAGTCTTGCATTCCCTTTTCTTGAAGGGGGCGCTGGCTCAGACGAATCTGCCGAAATGACAAAGGCAGAGCTGAAGGCGCTTGCTGAAAAGGCTATGAATCTTGTTCAGCAAATCCCCGACACAATGGTTGTTGAAGCATGGGTGCAGGCAAAAATTGCACAGGCAAAAGCTTATGTTACTGACGTACACGATTATATGGTGTATGGCAATCACGATAAAGAACAAGAAAAAGAAATGTCACCAGCTGCGGATCAGCCAATGGACATTACTACAGCAAGTAATCCTCCAAACTCTTATCCTTCATATTCAGCTGACGTTAATACAGGAAGAGTAGTATGACCAATGTTTTCAAACCACTAGCTAATGCGGTTGCCATTGATACAGCGAATAACGTAGCGCAAGGTACAATCATTCACATTGGCAACCAATCAAACCAGAGCGCCAACGTAATATTCAAATATGCAAATGGTGTTCAGTATGCTTCTATGAGTATCAATCACGATACTTCTATGGTTGTTCAAAAAGCGGCAACTGATACATTAACAGGTGCTTCTTGCGTTGCTACTTCTATCGCTTGGCCAAAGGGTTAAGTTAATGAAACTCATTAGAGAAGAAATCGAACAGGTTCAGTTTATCTCTGAAGCCAAAGAAAGCGGTGAGAGAGAACACTTTATTGAAGGTATTTTCCTTCAGGCTAATCGTAAAAATCGTAATGGTCGTATTTACCCAATGAACATTATGGAAGCTGAAGTAAATCGTTATATGGAAGAGGTTGTTAAAAACAATCGCGCATATGGCGAACTTGGTCATCCAGAAGGTCCATCAATCAATCTTGATCGTGTTTCGCATATCATTACTGAATTGCGTCGCGATGGTGATAACTTCATTGGTAAAGCAAAGCTCACTGAAACACCAATGGGCAACATTGCAAAAGGTCTTCTAAAGTCAGGAGCTAATCTTGGCGTTTCGTCTCGTGGTCTTGGTTCGCTTGTTCCACGCAAAGACGGTATTATGGAAGTACAAGGAGATTTCCGACTCGCAACAGCTGCGGACATTGTTGCTGATCCTTCAGCTCCAGACGCATTTGTTAAAGGTATTATGGAAGGAGTTGAGTGGGTCTATGATCCTGTCAAAGGAACATGGCATGAAGAGAAACTCGACATTATGAAGAAGGAGATCAATAAAATGACTCTCCAACAGATCGAAGAGCAAAAGTTTGCCATCTTTGACAATTACATCAGCTCTTTAGCGTTTAAAAAGAACTAAATATAAATAATTCTAAATTCCAAAGGGAGACCTTACGATGACTATTAAAAAGTTCCAAATGAAAGACCTTCTAGAACAGGTGGCTTCTTCGCAAGAAGCTAAGGCTGTTTCAGAAGAAACAGAAGAAGAAGTTGTAGAAGAAACAGAAGTTTCGGAAGAAACTCTTGAAGAAACTACTG